ATGACAGTAACAGTAGGAAGCAAGGAAATGATAGTTAAAGAATGGCTTGCTAACAAAATCGCAAACGAGTTGCAAAGAAATTTATATTTTGATGTTTATGTGTTCGCAATTTTAAAAGAAACAGAAAAAGCTGTGTACGCAATGTTGAGCGTTGGAAGTTATCAAAAGAAAACAATGTGGATACCAAAATCTGCATTGATTTCAAAAGATGTTGAGCAGGGAGACGACAGAGCAGTTATTTACACAGACGATTACGAAAAGGCTTGCGAACTTTTCAAAGACCATTGGGACATGTATAATTAAGGAGGCATTAATATGGAAAAATGGTTTGTTACCAAGGAAAATGATATTGAAGTTTCAACTTCAAGTATCAGAAAAGTAAAAACTACGGAAAATCTGCTCCAACTAGGAAACGATAGAAGAGAGGAATGGGCTCAGGTTTTAAAAATCTTTTCAACGAAAGAGGAAGCACAAGCTTTCTTTGAAAAGCAGAAAGAATTTTGCGAAACTTCTGTCGAATATAAATATCATTCGTGGTATATTACCTTTGACGAAATCTTCTTATGCTCAATTACGGAAGAAGAACACAAGGAACTTTTGGGCGATGATGAAAGCCTTAATGACTTATCCGAGGGTGATTATTTCAGTGGTATTGATGCGTGGGAATGGTACATCGCACCGTATACGAATTTTGATGAAGATGACCCCGACGCAGATGTTATTGAAATAAAGGAAGAGCTTAACTAAAAAATAAAATTTAAAGGAGATTAAAACAATGACATTTAATGAATTTTGTACAGCCAAAAGAGCATTGAACACAAAAGAAATCAAGGTTGATATTGAAATCAGACCTACAGTTTATAATCAGGGTTTTTACATTATCGAAACTAAGGAGTACGGAACATTCTGCGCTCCACTTCCGGCACACAGAGAGGGAGACGACTATTATAAATTAGCGTTAAATTACTTGTCGAAACTTGTTCAAGAAATTGAAATTTACTACAACGGCACTGACAAATTTGATTTTATTGAAAATTTCAACAGACAGTTTGTAGAAGCGTATAACTGCAAAACTGTTGCGAAAAAATTAAACATTAAATTTTAATTTTTAAAAGCTCCCTCCCGACATAAGGGAGGGGGAATACAGGAGGAAAATTATATGGCTAGAATAATGGTTTTAGATTTAGGAAAAAGCAGAATTTTTCAGGATTGTTTCAACCTATATACTGGGGAAAATGACCCATATGTGCATTTTTCATTTGTAGACACCAAACAGCTTGATTACCAAATACCAAAATTCTTTTGCAAAATTTATGTGAGCAATGAAACGCAAATTGTTTATGGTAAAGATGTAAAATGCTTTGTGCCTGATAAGCTCGCCGAGTTTTTGATTGACACAACACAGTATAGCACATATCGCCTAGAATTTCATAAGGCTTTTTGTGAAAGGAAAGGTATTAAATTTAATGCGATAAGATATGCCCGGCAAGAGGCTGGATTAACTCAAAAAGGAATGTCTGAAAAACTTGGAATTCCCCAGCGAACGATTGAGAACTGGGAAAGCGATACTTACAAGCCGGCGAAATATGTTGAAACACTTGTCGTTGATAAGCTGCTTCAAATAGCGAATAATAATTAGCCTAGAGCCTGCTGCTCACATATAAATTTTAGGAGGGGTTAAATTTATGAAAAAATTATTAGCAATCATAACAACAGCAGCGCTTATTTGCGTATCTTGTGCAGGCTGTAACGGCAGCAACAGCGGCGTTAGGGACATCACAACGGCAGAGCGTAGCGAGTTAATAGGTTATGACGGTTTAGTGAGTGCAACGGGTAAAATTTCGTATGCATACCAGGACGAAGACGGGTATATCGTAATTGTTCTTGTCGCAGAAAGCAAGGACGAATACAACACTTGGTACGCACAGTTTAAGCCAGAACGGAGCACTCCGGAAGCGGCGGAATATTATTTTGAAAGTCACAGCGGGGATGTGGCGACTTTTTACGGAAAATTCGACACACAAAGAAGTACCAGGTCGGCAAGTAATTATTTGATAGTTACAGAAATTATGCTGAACGGCAAGAAAATCACAGCTAACAAATTCTTCAACGACCCACCGACTGAAGCTCCGCCGGCAGAGCCTTTGACCGAAGCCCCTACCGAACCACCAACAGAACCACCAACAGAAGCTCCTACAGAAGCTCCGACAGAAGCTCCGACAGAAGCTCCGACGGAGGCAACAGTGGGGACGAAGATTTACGAAGACGATAAATTTATTTTTTATTTTGTAAAAGTAGAGCCAAGCTATGATGATTTAAACACTTATTTTACTGTTGAAAACAAAACAAAAGATACTTACTTAATACAATGCGATTATATAACGCTAAACAAAAAAACTTATAATTTTATCATTTTGTCAGATTATGTACAAGGTGATACGCAGTCGCTTATTGACCCGCAGATAAATGACGATTTTGTTGACACAGACTTGTCTGTGTCTTCGGCAGGCGGACAATTTAGGTTATACAATCAAGAAAACGGCGAATATTCAACGATAAAAATACCCGATACCAAAATATAAAAAAACTAGCCCCTCAGTCACTGAGGGGCTTTCTTATACCGTTATTCAAAAGTCGGCGTTAAGGTTTTTCGCCCATTTTGATAATACTCTATCATTTGTACAAGTCGCTTATTCAGCTTATGTTTGTAACCGTCGTTTAATATTACTATATCGCCAACTTCATAATTCTTACCGTAAGTATAGAGAATTCCGTCAATGATATTTCCTGTGATAGCTTCTTCCGTTATTTTCTTTGCGAGTTCTTGTTCTGCCAAAGGCGAAACTAACACATCAACAGCCGTTGAAGAGCCTGCGCCTGAAACATCGTAGCTGCTAAGGTCTGCCCACACCTCGCGGCGTTTAGTTCCGGAACCAAGATTTTCATTAGAACCGGGAACAATAGTCCAGTTGTCGTTAACATCGGGGCCCGTTTTTGCAAGACATATATTATACTGAGTTGCAGCATCTGAATAGTATTCAATTTGTGAGAAATTATCAAGGTCGGGCGAAAATTCGACTTTGTTCAGGTTTTCCTTCGTTCTATCTTTTCCTGCATAAATCGTGTATAACATTTTTTTGTTAGAAAAATCAGTTTTAAAATAGCTCCCTAATTTCTGTTCTTTGAGCATTAAGCGTGTGAGTTCGCCTATGTTCTGTCCGAGCGTCAACTGTTCGCCACTACCGGTCAGAGCAGGGTAGCTGCCTAATGCAACTGTATCAATTTTTCTAGTAGTATTCGACGGCGAGATGATGTTCTCAATTACCAAGCGGCGTGATATATAGTCCGCAGCACCCGAATAGGCTTTGTTTTCGAGAGAAACTCGGCGGTCGAGCAAGCTGTCCGCTCCTCTTCCTGCGATTTTAACAACAGGCGTTTTTTGACCATCGTTAAACTGCTGCGTGATATATATTTTTTCAATAATCATAGCCCTGTCAGAACTATCTTTCTGTAATAGCCTGTCTTGCTTAATCAATTCAAGAATGCCGTCAAAATACGGCATTCTGATTTCAAACTCGTCACAATCATAAAAATTCGTAGTCCAAATGATACTAGAGCATTGACTATCTTCCAAAATTCCACAATATTTGAAATTTAAATCATAAACATACATTTCCATATTTTTCACCCCCACGAAAATTATATAAAATCAAAGCATTGTCTATATTTGAGCGTGACGGTTCCCGCTCCTGTTCCTTCGACATTAACTGTGAGCTTTGAAACTGACCGTGCAGGCAGCTGTATAAATGTCGAGCCGTCAGCCCTTTTGGGAATAACATCAGATACGACCGTACCGCCAGCGGCCGAATATGTGAGCTTTGCAGATTTACTGCCCTTCACGGTATTTATTATCAACGAGCCGCCTGTGGAAATATTTAATATAAATTTCAGAGTGTCAGAGCCAAGTTTTACGATTGGGTTCATCATTGAATTGCTGCTCGTAGTGTTGGTCTTAACCGTGAGCTTAAATCCTGTTGCTTCGCCGTCATTATTACAGCTGAAAACAGCGGGGCTTGTGGCACTAATAGTTTTCGTTTCGGATGTTGGTGTTAATAGATAAAACAGTGGGTCTGTCGCTGTGAGAGTGACAGTTACGACTTGTTTCTGCACTTGCTCAGAAAACGGACTTACTTCAAACGCCGTCACTGTTGCGTATATGTAATAGTCTTCTACATCAGTGCATATTAAGAAACGCCTTTCTGTGCCAGAAGGCATTAAATTGAACAGCTTATATCTTCCGTCCTCAGCGTCATTTCCGCCCGGAACAATTTTCAGCTGCATAATCCTGGACGGCTTACTGTCGCCTTCGATGTTCACACCTACACCGTTTGCACAAGCAGATGTAGCAAGCTCTGTTACGCTGTCAAAGCCGCTGGCGAAAATGACCTTGTGCCCCTCTTCGCCGAGCCATTTGCGTTGTCCGCTCGGTAAAGTAACGCCAAATCTTATCATTTTTTATACATCCTCCTTATTTGTTAAAAACATTTTTAGTGTTACGGTAAACATCAAATGCCGATAATCCTTGATTCATAAAATTTTGGTGAATTTCGGTGTTATAGTAATTTGAAGTAAGCGGATTTTGAGAATTATCTTTTTCGGCCTGTTCGGCAAATCCCCAGGTACCGAAATAGTTTAACGCTCCGCCACGTTCAGAGAGTTCTTTCATAGCTCCGTTGATGATTTCCTCGCCTGCTTTAGTGCCAAGTTTTCTGAAATATTCACGGTTTAACTCTTTTTCGATAGTTGCCTTAAATTCATCAGCAGCGTTTTTTATTTTTCCGTCTTTTATGCCTTGCCGTATACCTTTTTTAAGGTTTTCGGTAAGCTCTTCGCCTGACTTCCTGGCACTCTTATTCGTAGCGTTAGTTTTCTGTTGCGTGGTCGCTTTGTACTTTTCAAGTTCTTGTTTTGCTAAATTAATAAGCGATTCCATATTCGTTAGCTCTTGCTTATTGACCTTAGCACCCTCAACCTGACTAGCTGCTTTCATTTCGTTGTACTTACTTGTTAAAGTTTGTATTTGTGCTTCGAGCGTTTTCTTTGTGCCTGAATCAGCTGTAACAAATTCATTTTTCAGCCGAGATAAAGCTTCCTGCACCTTTTTCGTGTCGCCGCTAATAATCGCTTCTTGCGTCCTTCCGTAATTTTCGATAATCGCATTGTATCCAGACAAAACTTTTTCAGCTTCATTTAATTTTGTATAAAGTGCATTGTCGCCGCTTTTTAACGCGTCGTCAATTCTGCGTATATTTGCTTGCGTTTGTACTTTCTGTGTGACTAATTTGTTATACTTATATACATCGAGCTTATCAGTATTACTGATTTGTTGCGTTAGTTTTTTAAGCTCATTCTGTTGCTGCTCTTTCTGCTTTTCGTAAGCACTTATATCTGAAAGTATTTTGTTATAATTATCTTGCGCAGAGCCTTGTTTCGTTACAGCCTCGCTATAGCTATCCTCATATGAGCTTAACATCGACTTAGCCTGTTGCAATTTCAGCGTATCTTCAACAGTGCCTTTCAGCTCTTTCCACTTTTCCACAACGCCGTCTACAATTTTGATTTCGCCATTTTCGCCCATTGCTTCGCTAAGTTCGTTCGCGATAAATTGGGCGTGCTCTTCATAGCCGTCTTTTATTTCGCCATTTTGGTCGACAATTTTCTGCATTTCATCCCACAAGCCCTCGTAGTAGCTATATTTGCTTGTGTTATCGTCGGCAGCTTTCTTAATGCTTTCGTGGGTGCTAGTGTAAGCGTCACTAAGCTCATTTACTTTATCAATATGCTCTTGCACATCGGCAGGGAGTGAGAAGCTGTTCTGCTGCAACGCAAGAGCTACGCCGCCGACGGCTGCAGCAAGTGCAGCAACTACAGCTGTAACTGCGCCTACTGGCGTAGCTATTGATGTTATAGCTGAGATAAAATTACCGACTTTGGTTATAGTCCACATTCCTGCAGTAATCCCGGCTATCGTCGTTAGTACCGGCACAATAGTCGGTAGGTTAGCTTTCACCCAAACTACGCCATTTTTGATTTCAGGGATAGCTTTTTCAACAACGGGCTTTACAAAATCTGTTTCAATTTCTCGCCACATCTTGGTAAGCTGAGTATTTACATCGTCGTATTTTAAATCTTGGATTTCTTCCATCGCGTCTGTGGTCTTGCTAATTTCGCCCTGCGTGTCGGTTAATGCCTTAACAGCGTCCACACCGAGGTCTTCCCACATCGTACCAAACAAATCAACGCCTGCCTGATTCTGTTTGACTTTGTCCTGCATATTGAAAAGCCTTTTTAAAACTTCGTTGGTCGCTTTCTTCGCAGTTTCGCCGCCTTTCGCAAACCTAGACTGTAAATCAGCAATGCTGTCGCTCGCACTCTCGCTTCCGTCTTCCATTTGTTCCGCCGTAGCTTCGGCAGAATAGCCCAGCAGGCTGAATCCCTCTTGTGTAGTAGTCGCTGTGTCTTTAGTCCTGATTCCGAACTCTTTCATAGCGTCGCCTAGCTTATCGACACTAAATGTTCCCTCAGCTGTACCGTTTTGCAAACTGTTGAACATTTCTTCCGCACTGAAGCCCAGCTGCTTGTAATGCACAGAATATTCATTTACTGTGTCTAACAGGTCGCCGTTTTTGTTGAGTCCAGCCTGTGAAGCTTGTGTAAGCATATTGAACGCTTCGTCGCTAGTCGTGTCGAACTGCTCCATAAGCATATTGACCGCACGCATACTTTCTTGTATATCATATCCGAAAGTTTCTTCAAGTAGCATCGCCTTAGATGTATAGTCTTCGAGCTTAGAGCTATCCATTTCCCCAGTTTGCTGCTGCACCTCAGCCATTGCCGAGGCTATGGCTGTCCTGTCACTGCCGTATGCGTTGTTATAGAGGCTATCAATAGCGTCGTTATATTCTTGACCGATTACTCCTGTTTTTGCCGAAAAATTGTTATACGCATTTTGAGCGTTAGACAATTCAAGCACCATATCTTTGACTTTTCCTGTGACTTTCTCAATGCCGTCCGACATTAAATTTGACATCACATCTTTAGCCATAGTATAGCCGTCTGTTTTGCTTGCTGCGTCGTTTGCTTCCTCAAAACTTTCAGCTAAATCATCTGCTGCATTTGTTGCTTCTTTTTCCGCAGCTCTTACATCGTCAAGTCGCTGCGAATATTTGTTATATTCATTAACAACCTTATTCAACGCAGCTTGCTGATTATTAAGCTTGATACGCATATTTGAAGCTTGTGCACTGCTTTCACCGTATCGCTCATTAGTCAGTTTCAACTGCTTTTCTACAAGTGCAAGTTTATTCTTTTCTTCCTCTTGCACTTTATTAAGCGACTTCAATTTCGCTTCTAGCCCGTCAGTAGTATCTTCCCAGTCTTCCATCGAGGCACTAACAGCTCTAAACTCAGACTGTGCCTCGCGTATCTTCCTGTTAGCGTCTGTAATGCCCTTTTTCAGCTCTGAAATATCAATACTATACTTATATGACGCTTCGTCTTTTTTCGCCATTTCGGCTCACCTGCTTCCTTAAAATAAATCGTCGTCTTTAGCTCTCACCCTGTTGCTTTCTTTTGAAATGCGTCTGACTTGTAAGAACTGCGAAACATTGTCAATTACATCAACAAAAAGAGCGTTGTCGATTTCAAAAATTGTGCAATTAAAATTAATAACCGAATTGAATTTAACGCTGCATAAACTTAAAAAAAAAGGCGGCACAGGGTCGCCGCCTGTACCGCCCTCTTTTGAAACTTTGGGTGTTAATTTATTGTTGCAATAGTCAAAAATTTGCTTTTGTATTTCCAAAATAGCACACATCAACTCGCTGCTGTCAACGCTAAGTATCGACATTAGCTCTTGGTAGCTTGTGGAAAGCTTCTGTGCAAAGTCGTCAATATCTGTTGTTTCGTTAAATTCGCATAATTCAAAAAGACGCAGCACATTTTTGAAAGTTAATTTATATAAACTAATCATTGTGTTGCTACCGAGCTGGCATCAGTTGGCAGTGTAACTTTTTGGAAAAACTTAGTCGCAGTGACTGTCGTGCTTTCAGGAACAATATAGTTCCTTATGCTCTTGGTGACATTGCCGGTGCCGGACGGTGCTGGCAATGTAAACTTACACACGGTATCAATACTTGTGTATGTGATTTCCTGCTCTGTAGCTTCTGTGCCGTCTGTTTCTGTGTCGTATGTTTCGTCACCAATTGCAAAAGTGCCCTTGTAGTTCCACACAAGCATCCTCTGACCGTTAGTTAGCTTATAGAGATAGCCCAGGGCAAAATACTTAATATCGGGTGACGCCACCTCAACAATGCTATCGCTTTCGCTAATGTATGAATTTCCTGTGATAAGTGCTTTAACTTTGTTTCCTAGAGCCGTACCTTTTAACTTTAATGTCGTTGGGCCCTTAGCAGTCAATGTTTCAGCTGCAATGTTGTCGCAGTAATAAGTATCTGACTTACTATCCACAGCCTTGCTTATTTCGCTAGCCCCCATAAGTGAAGTTACTTCGCCAAATGTAATACCGCTGTCGTCGTCCTTAGTCACTTCTGCGATTACGGCTCCTTCAATTCCTCTGAATCTTACCTTTTCAATTTCATTTGCCATAAATTTTACCTCGTTTCTTTAAAATAAATTTCAAATATTCTTCCAAAATGTTCCTTGTCCGAGCTCGGTGTATCTGCACCGTTATCAGGGCAGAGCCAACCGTATGCTTTAAGTTCTTTCCTTATTTGTGAAAAAACTGTATACAGCTGCGTTATATCTGTGCTGAAGAAATACAAGCTAACAGCATATTCAAGCGTTGTTGCACTATTGTCGAAATAAGCACTGTATTCTGTATAAGTATTATAATATGTGAAGAAGCTCTCGGGATAAGCTATGTTTTCCGACAATGAGCCTTGTCTATATACTTCATAGCCCTTGGTATTTAGAAACCGTACAAGCCATTTTATCGGATTTTCAGCCATTTTTATGTGCCTCCTCGCAAGATTTGTAAAATATGTCTTTTTGGATTTCGGCAACAGCTTTCCTTGCCTTTGCACCTTGCACAGCATTTTTTAAGCCCTTGGCGGGCTCCATTGTTTGCGTGCCGTTTAACAAAAAAATTGAATGTAGTGCTTTTCCTGCGCTTAGCCCTGTGCGAATCTGAGCTTTTGACAATTCCCACTCAACCTTGTGGTCTCTTATTATTGCCGACTTAACTTTCGACGGGTCGCTCCTATACTTGCCTTTAGCAGGCAAGTATTTATCTTCGGTGTGCTTGTCCGCTTGCTGTGCTATGTAGTCTTGTGTCGCGATTAGTGCCTTTTCAACAGTGCCTTTTGTGTCAGCTTCAAGACGCCGTAATTCGTCTAAAAACTCTTGCAAAGCACTGTATTCAATGCCCCATTTCTTTGACATATTACTTATTCACGCCCTCGATGATTTCAATTTTAAACTGCAAATACTTATTTTCGCCGTTGATGTTTTCAGGCTCTGTAATTATTCGCCACAGGCGACCTTCCTTGTCTTTCAGTCTGCAGTTAGCTGTTATTTTATCGTTAAAATAGCAGTCGACTACAGCTGTGTTCTTAATAACAGTTACTCCGTTGACGACTTCCTCTGTGCCACCAAAAGTGCGTTTACAGGCCCAGAAGCCATTGCCTTGTGTATAACCGACTTCAAGCGTGCCATACTCGGTGCGTTTGCTTGTCGGCAGCATAAGCCAAAACAATGTATTAAGCCGTTGTGGGAAACTATATGCCATTTCTCCCTCACTCCTTCGGCCGTGTATAAGTCAACGCACGCTCGCTGTCGCTTACTCCTGCGGTTGTTGGGTCTGTAACAACACCGAGAAGGGAGAGGACAACAAAAACAGCATTGATAACCGCAATTAATTTGTTGCCAAGGTCGCCAAAATCAAAGTTAAAACCAAAAACGCTTGCTATAACTTGTATTAATAACAAAACTGCCGGAATAAAACTTAGCCAGAAATTTTTGTTTTTAAATCTCACTTGCCAATTTATCATTTTCGTATTCATATCTCCTCTCTAAATTTTCAATGCGATGGTTTGCTACTGCGATTTTTTCCGCCTGAACACGAGTTGTTTTTTCAAGCTCGTATGTGCGTTCAATTAAATTATTATGTTTATTAACTCGAATTTCGAGCTGCTCAATGCGATAATTAGTTAATTTAGTATTAACAACTATACCGAACAAGCTGCCAAGTGCAGAGCCTGCAAGGCTGATAAGTGCTACTATTACTGCTTCCAAATACATCACACTCATTTCAGCTGCTTATCCAAAGCGTTATTAATAATCACTCTAGCTTTTGAAACAGTATATTCAGTAACGATACCTGTTTCTTTTTCGCCGATAAGCTCCTGAATCTGCTTTGTGGCTTCTTTGGTGCCGTCGCCAAAGCCTAGCTTAGTATCCGTCTTAGCATTGATAAGCTTAAGTCGTCTAGCTATATCACACACGGTTTTATAACAAGCAACACCTAAATTCCAGTCGCCAACCTTTAACTGCTTAAACCTTGGCGTTGCGGCTATTTTTGTATTTATAGCGTTTCGCAAAGCTGTTATAGTCTTAACGCCCGCTATTCCGTCAACTTCTAGCTTGTATTTCCTCTGCACCTCCAAAGTTGCCTTGTAAGTGCCGCCGCCAAAGCTGTTTGTATTGTCTACCTTTGACTTAATTATGCCCAATTTCTGGGCTTGCTGCAGCAATGACTTATATGCCAAAACCCCGTCTGATTTATCGCCTTTTTTGAAATTCATTTCGCCTACCTCGCTTTCCGTGTTTAATCGGAAATATCCGTTAATACATCCGCTTGTACGGCTATACGCCTTTAACTTAACTGTACTTGTATCGTTACTATTGCCAGCGTTACCCTCGACAGTATAGATGTATGTATTATCTACAGCGTACACGATGCCGACGTGGTCGCTGTAGTACCTATCTTGATTTGTGTATCTGCCGGCATAGTTCCAAGTAAATGTGACGATGTCACCAGCTTTTGGCGTTGTAGAAGATAATGTATATTCGCTTTCATACCATTTACCCTGTGTCTGATATTCTCGAGCGAAACACCCTGCTCCATCCGTTTTTATGCCTGTAATACCAGCTTGGGCTAAACACCAGGACACGAACACCGCACACCAAGCAACGCCATATTGCTCAGTGCCGTAATACCATTTGCGATACTTATATGGTCCGTTGCCAGCTTGCGATTTAGCTATCGCCACTAACTTTTTTAATTGCTTCATAGTAATAGGCATTTGTTATCACTCCTCAATTAAATCCTCACATTCAAGAGATATCAATATCTCTTTAACTTCATCCTTAAGCCTGTTTGGCACAGATTTAAAGGTTCTCTTACCCTTTATAATAAGAGTAGCGTATATTACTGCCATATCTTTCACCTCTTTGTTGCTTAATAAAAAATAAACAGATTATACAATCGACTCATAAAGTTCACACAGGGCTTCTTGTATATCTGTTATTTGCTTTTCGAGGTTTGTTATTTTGTCATTTTCAATCATTGTCGGATTGTTTTCCTCACTGTTACTGCTCACTGAAATTTTATATGCTTTTTCCTCAGCGGCGGTCATCTCTCTTATAGTTCTGTTCACGCAAATTTTCATATAAGCCTCCAAATTTTGATATTGGTATCTTTTACCCAAAACCTATCCTCTGTTACTAATTCAAAGCTTATTGCATTGTTTTCACCATATATTGTTTCGTCTTGCTTCCTTATATTGATGTCATTTATTTGTCCAGCAAGATAATCTTTAGACGGTACAAACAACATCCCATAGCCGAAATTCATGATTGTTTTTGACGGTATTGCAACATCAATTATTGTTAAATATATACTTCTCTGACTATCTCTCACTCTGCATCTTAATTGACAAGTTCCACCCCCTAGCGACATATTTTGGTCGTTAAAACCGCCATAGATTTGTAAAACATAAACTCCGCCTACTTGTAATTCCTCAATCGGCTTAACCGCAATAACCGAAACCATCTCGCTTGTTGTTGCTTCGCCAATCAGCGTTGCACTGCTACTTATAGCTAAGTTTCCCTCGCCTAAAAGAGATTCTCCGTTGACTGTTTTAATGTTTTCACCAGCAATAAGCTTGTCTTGCTTACTGTCGAGCTTGTTTGACAAATCACCAGTAACAACGGTTGCAATGTCTTGCTTGTCATTATCTGTGAGCACATAGTCGCTGCCAGGCTCACCCTGTGGACCGGCAGGACCTCTCGGGCCGGTGTCGCCTTTGTCGCCCTTAGGTCCCTGTTCTCCTTGTGGACCGGGCTTGCCGACACAAGGTATTTCTTCGCTCTCGGTGCCGTCAGTATATTTCAGCTTAAACCAACCGTCGCCTTGCTCAACGTCAAGTATTAACTTGCCGTTGGTACCATCATCATATTTCAGCTGTTCGACAAGCTGAAAAAATAACGGTGAAAACTTACCCTCGCCGGCACCAAAATTCCACAGGTCGAGGACGCCACGGGCTATAACTCCAACAGCTTTGGCACTCTCCGCTACAGTGTCTTTAACACCTGCACTTTTTATAATCTGTTGAGCCTCCGTGCAATACAGAGGCAGAACAGAAAGGAAATTTTCATCAGTTGAGCGTTGTAAAAGTAATGAAACTTTAACTGCGATTTCGTCAATCGTCATAGAACATCACCCTTATTTACCTGAGCTAGGAGTTGCGGCCTTTTTAATCAGGTAAACGCCGTTTGTGTCAGCAAGCTTACCGTCGCAGATAAGAACCATATTGTTTTTAGTTTCGTGTGTATCGTGGTCGTACCATTCGTTTGCGGTAATCTGCAAATTGCTGTTCAAAACATAATTTTTGAGGTCACAGAAAATTGCAACAACATCGCCAACAGCAGCACTATCAAACGATTTAATAATATCCCCTTCGGTAGTTTCAACGTGCTTGCCTGCGAAATAGTAAGTCTCGCCGTTGTCAATACCGTAGTTTGTGCGTGCTATAGGCTGACCGTCAGCGTCTACCATACCATTGATATAACCGCTGTATGTGCTTTGCTCCATAATGAACTCGCCGTTCTGGTAAGACTTCTTAATCTTAGCAACAACCTTCTTCTGCCAAGCCTCCCAGGACTTAAACTCTGCCTCTGTTAGTGAGATAACATTGCCAGTTGGCACCCTTGTGTCCTTTGTTATGCCCAGCGGCTTGTCTGTGCCGGTGCCGTTTACAATAGCACTTTCAATCGCCTTGACAATTGCCTCAGTCATCAGATGCACAAACAATGCCTTGAACTGGTCATATGCCATAACTTCGACAAATAGTGAACGGCTAACTTTAACTTCAAGTCCATATGCGTTGAAAGTTATCTTTTCATCAGCCTTAATTTTCTGTGCATCAGTTGTAGCACCTTCGCCAAACCAAGTTGCTGTTGGCTTCAGTGAAAGTACTGGAATAGAGTAGCCAACCTTAATATTGGTCTTTGTAACCTTAGCATAAAGGTTGCCATAACTCTCAACCTTTTGAATAATCTCGGTTGACAGTTCGGTAGGAATAACAGCCGACGCATCTGTTGTAGTTGTTATGCCGGCTTCGTTTTTAATTTCTGTACCGCGGCAGATGAAATTCATAAACTTGTTCTTGTACTCAGTTGTATTAAACTTATCTGTTACAGCTGTGCCGCCTGCTGTGCCCTTAACATCCACACTGCCCTTCGGCTGTGGTTTCTGCTGTGCCTGCCAAGCATTTTCAATTTCTGCAAGCTGTGCTTTGCAGTCGGCAATCTCTGCGTCAATACTGTCAATTTGTGAAAATCTGTCCTTGATTTCCTCAGCCGACAAGTTTTCAATGCCACCCTTTAGCTCTGTGCGCTTATTTAACAGAGTTTCAATTTTGTTTTCAAAATACTTTTTCATTTCCATTTTTATGTCCTCCTAGTAACTAGTAAATTATTAAAAGCTTTTTAAGCTCTTCAGTTAAATTGATGTTTTCGCTCTCTTGCGGTGTGTTTTTATAAAAATTATAAAATTGAGAACTGCAATTCTGTAAGTTAATGCTTCTATGTTCAACTTCAATATTTTTAAAATATTGCTGTGCTTTTTCAGCTGTAAGCCAAGTTTCTGCTGCAACCATTTCCGCAATAGTTTCTTTATTCACGCCGTCTGCAAGGTTTTCATAATACACATTTAAAATGCTTTCTTCACAATTATCTAAAGCTTCAGCTAATTTTCTCATATCATCTGCGTTACCATAACCACACGCAGAAGGGCTATGTACCATAAGCTGCGCTGATGTTGGCATTATGATTTTATCGCCTGCCATTGCAATAATAGACGCAGCACTTGCCGCTAAACCGTCGATATAAACCGTCTTGTGTCCTGCGTAAGATTTAAGCAGGTTATAAATCGCAATACCACCGAAAGCGTCGCCGCCACCCGAATTAATGTGGATATTTACTGCCTTGTAATCATCTAAATTACTAAGCAAATTAACAACATCTACAGGGCACCTGTCGGTGCTGCTCCATTTGCTGTAAACATCCATACAGATGTCGCCATAGAATATCAGCTCTGCTGAATCGCTGTTGTTCTGTGCTTTGAATGTAATTGTGCCATTTTTAAGTTTGACTTGTTTTCGCACCGTCTTCACCTCCTGTCTGTGTCTGTCCTATTTGGTACTGCCTTGCGTCGTTTGCATTAACATAATTCAAGCTCTGCATTCTCACGCCCTCGAGCTCAGCAAGAGGCGGTAAACCAAAAGCTTGCCTTTTCTCGTTTTCAAAGACACTTCCGGCATCGCCCAAAATACGCATAACCTCAATAGTTTGTTGCATATCCAAAAATACAAGGTCCTTTGGGTAAAACTGTATCTTATTTCCTCTTGACCTCTGATTTCCGTTAAACAACGCTTTTGTAAACGCCTGCGATAACCGTATAACTATCGGCTCAATGCAAGTTTGATAGAACGCTGTATATTGGGATGTGGTATAGTTTGCTTCCAATACTGGCAAACACATTTTGAAGCTTCTGCAAATTTTCTTGTCAATAAACTCTAGCGTGTCCTTATCGACGAATTTTGTTTCGGTGTTAAGCTGCTGGAATTCTTGCTGTATATCCAAGACGCCGATTTTCCTTGAATTGCTCTCGATAGTGTCAATAAATTCATCTGCAACCTTTGTGCGTTTGTCGTCAGCAAGCATTGTATTTGTTTTTACAATACCCGTAATGCCATAATTTGCTTTTACAGCATTAGCAACGCCTTCAACCAATGTTTCATTGACTTGCAAAATTTTCAACAACGCAGTGTTGTTTTTCCTGCCGGCACTGTCTCCGCCAGCAAATTCATTTGCTGAGAAATTCATTCTGATATGGATAACATCATCGTAATTCATAGCGATTTGCTCGCCGTTTGCAAAACTAAACCTTAAAAATTCCGTGCCGGCATTGTCCTCGATTAATTCAACAAGTCGGGGGTTTATTGGGTAGAGTGCCTTATACACTCGCCTCGTTTCGCCAGTTATCGCATTTGTGAATTCGTCAAAAACCGGAATAACATAGCAGTTGTCTGTGCTTAAAAGCATAAAACAAATTTTTTCCAAAAAATCAGCCGACGTCATTCGTGGGTTAGGATTTTCGAGAAGCTTCTGTAAGTCGTCCGATATCGGTATCGTATCATATCCGCTGTACTTGGTATGTTGTGGGCGGAGCTTAGAAACTTCGCTCGCAATGCAGGAAATGCATTGCATAACCACATCAGAGGCAAGAATATCCGAACCAAAATTTGAAAAGATTGGAGTGCTGCCGTTAAGCAGTTTTACATAAGTGTAGGCTTTGCTAAATCTTTGTAATAGCTTTTTAAAAACATTAATGTTTCTCACCGCCTTTCTGCGCTGTGTTCTTTATAATTCAATTTTACCATTCATTAAATCTGGCAATATTGCGTCCCTTAATTCTGATAAATATTGATTTTGCATTGTATTAAGTAAAGCAATCTGATTTTTCCATATTGTTAAAAAATGAATAAATATATCCGGCAACAACTCTTTATCGTTGCACTTGAACATAAATTCATTTTTGTTTTTGGTAAATTGGATATAATCAGACTTTTCAATCTTAATGCCTAATAATTTAGACTGTTCATCTGCAAGTTGATTTGAATTTTTGAACTCATTTTTATAAAGCTGAATATCAAACCCCATTTTTTTAGCAATCGTCTCATTGATTACTAATTTGCAAGCGTTCTGCATTTTAGTAATGTAGTTGATATTGTCGGCTATTTCTTGAAAATCTCGGTGCTTATGTTCTTTTTCCTCAAATTCTATATATTTTGACGGAATAAAAATATACTGATTTTTCGCAATTTCGTTATTTGTTTTTATGGCTGAAAATTCCGGAATATTTTTTCTACCGTCAACCACATCAATTATTTTTTTAATGTTTTCATCAGCTAATACATTATACGATTTTTTATATATTCGTTTTGTGTGAGATTTTCCACCAAATTGGCCGTTTTGTTCTCGCTCTTCAAATACAAAGTTTTTACGGCTGTCAATAAAACAAATCTCGCCTTTATGTGATTTGTTTTTATTTAAAACCAAAACACAGGTTGAAATACTTGTTGCTTCAAACATTTTATCAGGCATAACAATGACCGTTTCAATTAAGTCATTATCAACTAAGTACTTCCTTATATCAATTTCATTATCTCGGTCACATACTCCATTCGGTAAAATTAAAACAGACTTCTCAGCTTTTGCTAAGCAATTTAAAACAAAAGCATAGTTTGCATTGCCGGCAGGAGGTATAATAGGAAATCGACTATCATTTTCCAACGGCGTTGGCGGCTGCCATTTGATATTATACGGCGGATTACTGATTGCAATATCAGCTTTAAAATTCGGCATATTATCCACAATTTTGGCCGTACTATATTTTTCACCGCTACTGAGTTTATAGATTTTATATTTTTCCTGTTTCAATACATCGCCATTAACAACATAGCCGTTTGCGTTATGTAAGCAGAGATTAAATAATAAAAATGGAATAACATTTTCATCTAGTTCTTCAATATAAACATTTTCCACTTTATGATTTTTAATCATTTGCAAAGTCAAGGCGCCGCTTCCCCCGCAGCAGTCATAAAGTGTTTTACAATTTCCTGCTAATGCAGTTACTAACTTAGCAAGACTCTTTGGCGTAAAGTCTTGCTTCTTTTCTTCTCTATCTGCTTCGTAATACTGCCACAACGCTTGTAACCAATCTTTGCTATCATCGACAATTTCGTTGTATTCGTCAAAAAAATATGTTTCGTTATTTAATACAACTTTCATTAAAGCTTCGCCAATATCTTTTACTTCTGAAACATTACAAAGTTTTAATATTTTGTTTTTAAATTCAAGTAATTCCATTTTTTACCTTACTTTAATAAATTTTGAAAATCGTTAGCATAGCGGCTGTACATCTCTTCAAGCATTACAAGGGTTACAGCACCGTCTATTCTTTTTTGACTTTCGGATTTCACAAGCATTCCGACTTGGTAACTGTTTACCTTTAGCTTCGCATTTTCAAAACACCAACGGTCTACAGCGTTCTCGTTATAGTTGATATATTTACAGCTGAAATCAGTTTCAGCTTTTTTCAACGCTCCGCCTAATGCTGTGCCTTGTTGCAGCATTATTAAATCAGTGTTTTTCTGCCAACCGTAGTTGACCATCTGATTTATGAACGACAACGCAAATTTTTGGTCGTAACCTAGCTTGTACAACATTATGCCGTGTTCTTGATACAGCTTTTCATAAAACCAATTTGCAATAAAGCTTTCATCGACCATATTATCGCCGGCAACGGTAACATATCCGTCGGCTACCCACTGTTCGTATTTAGCTCCTGCGGTAATATCTGTTCCGAGTTTTGTTGCCGGAATAAAGTAATGTGAATAAACATATTTAACCCTGCTGCCTTTACGCATTAACAAAATCTTAACCGAGCAAAGGTCTGTCGTTTCTGCGAGGTCTACGGCAGCTAGGCATTGGCAGCCTCTAAATTCTTCAAGGTCAAATGTTGCCGGATAATCGTAGTCCTCTTGGTTTAGCCAGCTCTCTGCGGTGTTTTGATGTATGTTGAAATCTTTAGCCAGGACAAACACCCTGTCAGTTTTAGACTTCTTTGCAAGGTCAACTTGCTCTCTTAAATAGTCCAGCCTCTTTACCACACCAAGGGAGGGATTGCTTTTTATCCAGGAGCTTTCGTCCTGCCAAATCTCCTCCTCGCTGTCCTGGGTGTATAACCATGGTAAAAAACGCCGTCCGGCAAGGCTTGTATCTTCGCCGTTAATAACAGCTCGTGCCTTTTCCAATTCGCTATCCAAAAAACCGTCAGTAATAAATCCGTTTGTAGTTATGCTGACAATTTTCGGGTTTTCCTTAACAGACTGTGACTGACTTATAGCCATATATAATCTGTTATCTTTAAGCTCGTGCTCTTCGTCAATAAGTGCAAAGTCAATATTCTTTCCGTCAATATGTTTTTGTTCATCAGACATCTTAAATATTGACGAGCCTGTGACAAGGTTTTTTAAGCCCTTGCGATTTCGCCAGGTGTCAGTGTTCTGCGGGTCAAATTGCATTCGCATTTCGTCTATCGTATCATACGCAATTCCTGCGTTTTCGTCGTTCATCGACGCACATACAATTTGCGACCCTCGAGCACCACATACCCATTCAGCACAAGCGATAGCTGACATAAATTCCGTTTTCCCGTTTTTTCTGCCTATCATCATAAGCACTTTTTTAAAACGGTCAATTTTCTGTGTGCAGGCATCAACAAAGCCATACATCGCTTCTATAAACGCCTTTTCCCACAGCAGGAGGGAGAGAGGTTGGCCGTAGAACGGTGCCTTAGTCATTCGGCATATTCCTTCAATAAACTTAATTCGTCTTTCGGCCCTCTGTGGAATAAACACATATTCACTATCGTGCTTTATATCGTCCTCGAGATTTTTTAATTCTTGATATAGCTCTTGACCTACCGTTATTCTGCCAGCTTCAATTTCTGCCAGGTATTCAAGTAAATAGCTACTCATTATATTTTTCTAAAAACGCTCTTAGAGGCGATACCTCTGTGCCCACATCCTTTTTTGCAATATGTTCAAGGGCTTTTACGATATTTATGTACTGCTGTAAAAATTCCTTACGCATTTTCGCCAAAGGATTTGGTTTGATTTTTTCGGAATATATCGGATGCTGCAACACCGTGGGCTCTTTGCGAAGCTTAACCAATTCTTTTTCAAGTGCAACCATTTCTTGCACCAACGGCTTGTAAATCGGGTTTTCGTCGATGTACTCATATATCGTTTTTTCTCTTGCGTTCACGCTGTATCACCTCCGATTTTTTTAAAAAATCTCGATTTTTCTTGTGCGGGTTAAGATGTGACCCCTTCCCCACCTTTTTCCACCCCTAAAGCTTCAAGCCCTGGGGGGAGGTGAGGCTGTTGAAAGCAAACCACTCGTCAATATATTTTCGCCAATTCGCTTTGCTTCTTCCGTCTCGACAATGTTCAAGACGATATAAGCACTCCGCTTTCGGCGTGTCTATTAAAATAAGCTTTGCTCCCAACTTGTCTGCCAGTCTTTCACGCTGTATTTTGTTTTTGAAACCCCCGACAATATAGCAGCACTGCCATTGACCATTACGCACACGAACATCATCGAGGAGCTTGTTATAAATACCCATAACATTTGTCGTTAGCCGTCCGGGTTTTTCATACATTCCCAAACCTGATACGGCATACCACAGCTTGTCAATATCAATAAGCAGGTCGCCTTCGTGCAACTGCGACTGTACATAAGTTGATTTACCCGAGCAAGGTGCTCCATATACGATATACACTACTGGTTTTACATATCCTATACGACCGTGTATAAGGTTGTGGCAGCGATGATGTACAAGCATTATGTTATCAGGATTAAGTGCAATATTTGCGTCTTTAACATTTGTTGCAGTTAGTTGAATGATGTGGTGTGCAATGATGTCATAATTGTGCTCAATAGGTTTTCCACAATGCTCGCAGTACACGATACCGTCCTTTGCCCTTTCAAGCTTTAATGCCGATACTAAATTACGCCATTTTTTTGATGAATAAAAATTTTCGTTCATAACATCACCATTCTGGAGGCTTTTCGCCGATAAGGTCTCTTATCGCCTCAAAGGCTTTAAGGTCTCCACATAAAGCATTCTTAAGTTGTGCCAGTAACATTGCCTCCTTGACTGTCAAGTTCCTGCCCTTGAGCTCTGCAAAGTTCTGTATAGCCTCAAGGTTTTCTTTCTTGCTATCATTTAACGGCATCGCAAGAACTGTTTCTGCAATGTCCTTTAAAAGCTTTCGCTCCCGCCTTGCAGCACCTGAAGCGATGCCGGCTTTACGAGCATTCTCTCGGCGTTCTTCGGGAGTGCGTTCTTCATTTGGTATTAAGTTTTTTTCATTTGCCAAACCTCCCTCACCTCGCTTATTTTACTTAACGCAAAAGCCGCCCAGGCGGACGGCTTTTGCGTGTGTTGTTTTGTTTTAGGGGTATTGTTATACATGGTCGTGAAGACAGGATTCGAACCTGTGACACACGGCTTATAAGGCCATTGCTCTGACCAACTGAGCTACTTCACTATGTTCAGGGCTGTTGCCAGCCCTGGTGACTAAATTTTAGAAAGGCTTTTTGTACACAAGGAGAAAAAAAGAATGTACAAGTTGTTGGCGGAGGAGTGTCAGTCAGAAAACACTCTCTACCGCCCACAAAAAATATGCTTGAAATAGAGCTTTTCGCCGTATTTCACAATACAAGTTTATCATGTTTAAGGGTGACATACAGTGACATTGGCTTACAAATAGCAAGCTAATTTTTTGTGTATTTTGTACATTATACCATTTTATTCTCTTTCCTGAAAACCTGTAATGCCTGACCGTGCCATCTACAGACTGTGCGGCGGTCACTGTTCATCTTCTCCGCTGTTTTTTCAATCGTGAGACAATTTATGTATAAATTAGTCAGTACACTTATGTAAGTCAGATTATATACATTTGCTATTTTAGCCCGAATCTCCGCTTGTAAGTCCACAAGGTTGGCAACTTCTGCGTTAATTTCATTCTGCAGGTCAACGATTTTGTCAATCGTTTTGTTGCTGCTGTTGTTGTGACTACTCATAACACGCTCTGCTATCGCCACACTTTGCACACAAGAGGCTTTTAGCTGTAGCTGGTGTAATTCTTCGATTTTGGTGTTTATCGCCGTATTAAGCTTTCTAGCCTGTTTTAGATACTCTTTTGCTGTCAATTGCTATCCCTCCTGTATGCTTATAGCTCCATTGCCTGAACTGCCTTGTATGTTAAGCAAGGCAGTTCGGATTGCTTGTTTGCGCTTTGATGATACCCGTTTGTACTTATCGCAAGCCGTGCCTGTCGGGCATCCCCGTGGCTGTCCTGTGAGCAAACAATAATCGCAGCCATTAGGCTGATTAAGCGACGCATGATACAGGCAGCCGTTTCGTTTGCATTGTTTAAAACGCTTATACCTCATTTCAACAGTTCCTCTCTTTCTTCGTAGTTTTCACGGTTGAAATAGTCGTCGAGGTGCAGCCTTTCAAACAGCACATCGTCAACCTTGTCCCAAAACAATTCATCACATTCGTTCATAAGTTTTGATAAATCATCTAAAAACTGTTTAACACGCTTTTCACCAAAACCTAAAAACATATACAAACTAAATGCAATAATTTTAAGCGTGCGTGTGATTTCCTCTTGCTTGCCTTTTTTCAGCTCGCTATGTATAAACTCCTCAGCTTCGGCAAGTCTTTTCTTACTAACCGAGTTTTTAAACGGTATTCTTGCTTTCATAAAATACAAAGCTCCTTTTATTCTTCTTGCCTATTTAGCAATGCTAACATCTTGCCTGTTTAGCATTGCTAAAATGTTTTGCAGAGACATTTCATCTTTAAGAATAGCTAAACATGTTGTGTTAACGCCTAAATTATGAAGAAAATCCGCAAGTGCCTCAATATAATGTAGTCTTTCTGAAACAGCTTGTATCTTGAGGTTTGTGCAAAAATTCATAGTTAGTATCTTAATAGCGCATTCTTTATGAATTTGCATCATACTAACTATCTCATTAACAAGTTCAACAGCAGTAAAGATTTTATTGTCGATGCCCTGCACCGCTTCTGCTTTGATTTCGTCTAGTGTCATAATTCAACGCCCCCCTTGAATGTTATTTCATAGTTGTTTAGTACTTCCTCGTCAATTAGTACGCCGTCAAGGCTTGTTTTAATCCAAACTCTAACCATAAACAAATTGTCAAAAAACTTGCTTCTTAACTGTGCTTCCTCTATTGTAATTTTAAGAGCATAATATAACATCCCAACATTTATAAAATCTCTTGAGTATTTAGAGCCAGCCTGATATACTCCTGCTTCTGTTTCCCATTTTGTGTTTTCAAGTTCAATTCTAAAGCGTACAGTATGTTGGCAGTGTATTGCTTTGTCAATTGCTTTCTCGCAGTATTCAAGTGTCTTAGCTATCTTCTCTTCGGCTGTTAGTTTCTTTGTCATTTTTGTTCACTTCCTTTCCTTGCTTATATTGGTTTAAAATAATTTGCAATTCGTCAACAAATTCATAAAAATTCCAATTGTTTAATAGACAAACTGCCTTTTCAAATTCAAGTTCTTTTTTTAGGTGGTTATAAAAAATATTTCTTGTTTCTTTCATCAATTCCAATGGATTGATTTTTTCTTCTATCTCTTCTTTTTGAACATAATTCTGAACCGATAAGCAATAGTCATTTTCTTGAATTTCTGTTATTTTTACAGTTCTCTCTAATCTGTTTTCGTCATCGACAAAAACTATATCACTGTTAGTTTTATTTTTATTGAATACTATAACAACTGTCGAAATAGCTGTATCAGTAAATTTGTTGCCAGGTATATGAATTATTTTCTCGATATAGTTTTGTTCGATAATCCACTTTCTGATTTTCTGTTCTCGACCACCTCGATATAAAATTCCCGGAAACCCCATTACCGCAGCTTTGCCGTTATTGCTTAAATAGTGAAGGATATGTAGAATAAAAGCATAATCGGCTTTGCTCGGCGGCGGCAATACCGGGCATTTTTCAAATCGTTCATCAACAAAGGGTTCCCACTTAATGCTGAACGGATAATTTGCAATTATGTAGTTGAATTTTTTGCCTTTAAAAGCAGGCGATTTCAAAGTATCACCTGCAACGCCTTCAAAGTTTTTAAGCCTCGTTTTTGCAAATTCAACCTGTTCGCAGTTGATGTCTTGACCGTATTTTTTAACTTCATCGCCAAAAACAGAGAGCAGATTTCCAGCACCACAAGTTGGGTCGTATATTTCATCAACTTTCGCTGGCAATAAATTTCTCATAAACTTGCTTAAATTTTCCGGCGTGTAAAAAATACCTTTGTTTTTAAAATCCTGCCGAATTGATTTTATAGAATAATCAGCCATTAGGAACCACCGTGCCCTTTATTTTTCTTGCCGGAAATGTGCCTACTCGGTGTATCGTGGTATTGGACGATTTTGGCCTGTATTTGCTTTTCCGTTGGCATTTCAAACTTACTTGCATTTCTACTAATAGCATCACAGAGCATTTCCATTGCTACACTAGCGTCTTTTGGACTGTAATATCGTTCAAGCTCACAACCTTTGCCGTCACTAAAATTAACTTTAATGCTCACTTCGTTTGAGCCTACAAATATATCCGTCACATAATCGAAATTTATTATGTGTTTTTTGTCCTTTGAAACGATAGTCAATTAACTATTCCTCCTCAATCTTCCTCGCATTTTTAATCCTTTCCAGCTGCCTGTTTAGCTTAAAGTCGATTTCCTTATCGACCTTTTCATAACCGACTACAAGCTTAATCTGCTGTACCATAATTTCTAAGTCGGCTATTTCTGTAATCAGTGCTTGTTTTGTAATTTCGTTTGCTCTGTAATCGTACTTCAAAGCAGCTTGTACAGCTTCGCCGCACTCCTCAGCTAATTTACGCAGCTGAGGAGATATACCGTAGTGCTTTAAGATTTCTAAACATTTTTGATTGTTTTGATGTGTCATTTTAATGCTCCCTTAAAAGCTCTGGATTGTCGTATATGTTGCCGATAACCTCAATATTTTTAGGATAGTAACTTCCGAGGCTTCGATAGATATTGTCGTACTCAAACTCAAATTCAGTTTCGCTTTCATCGTATCTCACAACTCCGTAGCCGTCACCGTCTGAGCGGTCTGAAAAATCAACAATATCTCCTTCAAAGATTTTATTGCCATTCTTATCGAGCATACCTGTATACTGACCGACGGTAGTAAAGTCAACTTCGTAACTGTGGTTACAATCGTCAAGGTCTTGGGCAGGTTGTTCTATAAAATATAACCGTCCTGCACAATCACAAGCTGCTGTTATAAATCCTTTAACCCACTCACCGTTATCTAAACGCTTGCCTCTGAATAATATTTCTCTCATATGTTTTTAACCTCCTAATCCTCTTCAATCAGCACTCTTACATGCGGCTTGTTGCCGTAAAATTTAGCCACTACCAGCTTTGTGATTTGTGAATCGTCATTATACGCTAAGCCGTTAAGTGCATCGCAAACTATTTTTGCTATGTTATCACAGTCGGGCTTTTTTGTAGGTAGAATCGCACCGCTCTGCATTTGAGCTTTTGCTTTTTTGCTTTTGCTCTCGGGTATGCCTAAATAAGCCTTAACAGTAACCATAACCGGACCGTCAAACTTAATCATCGGCGCTGCCTTTATATATTCAGCTCTTACAAGTTTTTCGTAAGCTGCTGTCTTTGCCGGAGTGTAACTAACGCTCCGGCCTGTGTATTTGTTTTTAACCACCCTGGGGCGAGCCTTGCCCTGTGGCTCTCCTGGGATAACAAGAGATACTTTCATATTCCGCTTCCTTTCTTAGTCAAATTAGTCAAAAATATCATAATCTTTAAAGCTGTTAATGTCATATGATGTATCAGATTGCTTGCTCTGCTGTTTAGATTTTGCTATTGCTTTTTCATTATCTTGCTGAAGCCATATAATCACTCTATTTTCAATAGCATCAACAGGTCTCTGCGAGCTGGGATGGCATTTAAGATAATCAAACATTTTCCGCAGCGATTGTACTACATCAATACTCTTGTAAGCCTGCTGAAGAGTGTCTATTTGCTCTTGCGTTACAGCATAATTCCCGTTTGTGCACGGAAGTTGAAACGCTGCTCTTCTTTCATTTAATTTACTTTCATTTAATTTACTTTCCTTTTGTGGCTTTTTTGATGCATTTACTTGAGTTTTTGCAACATTTACTTGAGTTTTTGCAACAGAAACATTATTTTTAGATGCACTTATTAAAGCTTCCTGGTCTAATTTTTCATCAAGAAGCCAATAATTGCTCATATCAACTTTGTTCCTAACAGTCACTTCGGAGTAGCGGCGCTGAATTCCAACAGAGGTTATAACAGATTGTGTCAGGAGCGCATCGTTAAAGAGCCCTATATCCGCACAATACTGAATAACTTGTAACACAAAGTTTTTGTCTTTTACCCACCTATTCCCAATAATTCGGATTATCTGAGAAACCAATTTATCTAAAGGAACATCCAAGTAATAGCCGTTTTTATACACCCTACTCAGGATGATTTGGTACACGGAAACACCAATCGGACCATATTCATTCATTAGGTCCATTATTTTGTAATCATCGAAAAAATCAACATCAAAAGGAAAGTAATCTAGCCCTCTTTTCTTTGGGCGTGCCATCTAATCACTTCCTTGTGCAATGTTTAATTATTTAAAACGGTAAATCACCGTCGTCTAACAGTTCTTCAAAGTCTTCAGCTGTACCGCTTGCATATGTGTTTGCTGCGTTTTGCTGAGCTGGTTGTTCCTGCTGTGCAGAAGCACTGTAATTGCTGCCGTTTTCGCTTGAGGTCTTTCCTCTTCTGTCACCTGTAAAGTAAACATTGTCTGCAATAACCTCAGTAACAGAGCGGTTGTTGCCGTCTCTGTCCTGATAGGTTCTGCTTTGCAATGAACCGTCAAGGGCAATCAGTTGACCTTTGGCAAAGTATCTGCACAAAAATTCTGCAGTTTGTCGCCAGGCAACTACATTTATAAAGTCTGTTTGTCGCTCTGCACCCTGCTTAACATAGTTGCGGTCAACCGCTAATGCAAAGCTGCATACAGAAATGTCCGAACCTGTTGTTTTAAGCTCCGGGGCGGATGTAAGCCGCCCCATTAGCACTACTTTGTTTAGCATTTAATCAATCCTCCTTTACTTCCCCTGTTTCCGTATCAATTTCAACCTCGTTGCTATTTTCAACATCTACGGGGATTACATTAATTTCGCCGTCCTCGGTATCTCCGAAATCTGCAACTTGTATTGTCTCGTCTGCAACAGTACCTTTCACGAAGTCTGAACGAACCGGTGCGTACTTCAAGACTTTCTTAAGCACTGTTTTTTTCATCATTTCCTCCGGATTTGTCTGCCAAGGGGAATTATTAAATGCCTTGCTGTACTTCTCGCCGTGAGCCATACAATCGTCTACGCTCATAACCTCAAAGCCGTAGCCACCGTTATTAAGACGATACAGCGCATAAACCCACACAGGAGCACCTTTATCGCTCATACAAGGTTTGTGCTTAAGTTTGCTGTCTAAGCCGTATTCAAACTCAAATTCATCATTTTCGTACACTATATGAGCTTCAATGTTTTTAATCTCTCCGCTGCGGTTGCAGAGGTCTATCATTCCCTTGTAACCAACTTGAAATTGACACTCATATATACGCTTTCTGCTGTTGTAAAACGGTATAAGATAAGCCTGTCCAAGTGGAGTGTTCGGCTCAAGTCCAAGCTGTGCAGCTGTCAGCAACGAGCCTATAAAGCTTTGCGGCGAACATTCGGCAAGTTTTGGTGTCTTTGTAATTGCTGTCATGGCCATACGGCTGAACCTTTCAGGCGTAAGCACGCTCGGCAATGCCTTTGCGATTTCCTTCGAATAAAGATTGATATAATCTTTTATTGTGCTGGGTGCCTTCTTGGATTTAATTTGGGTACTGCTAGCCTTTGCTATTGCTCCGGCTGTGTTTGTTGTAACTGCCATTATTATTTCTCCTTCACTAATGATATTCTAAGAGTTCGGCTAGAGCTCTTCTTCAAAAATTGCTTGTAAATATTAGGGTAAGCTTGCTTGAGTGCTCTTGAATCAACTGTAGCTTTTTCCTGTTTCTTAAAGCCGATATTGTAACTGCTCGATTTTCCGTAAGCACACTGTCCGAGAGTTTCTTTTATTGTGTTTTTAATCTCTTCAAGTCTAACTTTCGAATTTGAAAACACTTCATTAACACGCTTGTATTCAGACATTAACTCTTCAGACAAGATTACACTTGTTTCTGTATCAGTTTCAGACGGATATATTTCTGCTATAGCGTTTTTTGTAGCCTCTGAACCGTCCAACTCAGGTGGTATTCCCGGCACTACATAGCTGTTCCAAAAATTGCTTTCAGCACTTACTAAGCTGTTGATTTCATCTTCGTTTCTTTCAATTACGAACCAGTAAAAGCCTTTGCTGAGTATAAGCACTGCAAGATACATCTTTTCATATCCCATAACGGCCATGTAGTGTGTCATTTGTACATAATATGTAAGAGGTATCTCACCATTTTCGAAGTCCGATTTGTTGAACACTGATGTTGTTTTACACTCAAGACCGGCGCTTTCTCCGATTATCTCTCTGTCGATATCTGCTAAGATATAATCGTAATCATCGTGCTGAAACATGTAGTTCCTTCTGCGAACCTTTTTGCCTGTTGCTTCCGTGAATCGTTTTGCAACATATTCTTCGAAATCCCTGCCCTGTCGCATAGCCTCATTATCCGCTGGTGATGATATTAGCCCTTTTTTATCCGCGTATAGTTTAAACAAACTGCTGTAAGGATTGAGCCCAACAATCGTTGATGCGTCAGAGCCTCCTATGCCTGTCCGTCTATACTCGAGCCATTTTTCGTGCGATATGTTTTTGGTCGGTGTCAAAACTCTGCTCATGTAACCACCTCGAAACTTTCTAGCACGCACGCTTCGCAAAGCTCCTCGCCTTCAACTTTGTATAACATCTTTTCTTCGCTGTCGCAGCGGTCGCAGTATAGCCTTCGTACATTTCTATATGGGCATGCGTCGCCAAGGCAAGGCAGCCCACAATCAACACATTCGTTTTCTATTCGCTCCATAATTATTCAACCTTTCCTTTGAGCTTTTCGTACTTTTCATCGCCTAAAACATATCGTTCAAATTCTTCGCGTTCTTTGTCGCTGCAGGGGTAGCTAGGCATAATGCCTTTCCACGCCTTAAATCTATTGTATAGCGCGAGGATTTCAGGGTCCTTTAGGCTGAGTATGTAATATTTCATAAGTTGATATTTATATCCTTAATTTTTTCCACTGCAACAACTTGATTTTTTCCGCCGCAGAGGATATAATTAAATCGGTTTTATTGTTCTTTGTGCTTGTGGCAGTTGCTGTGCCGCAGGCACTTTTTTTATTGCTGTTCATCGCGCACTCACCTCCCCAGGATGATATTTCTGTAGGTAGTAGCTTCCGTTGCTTATCCTCTTGAGCCTTGCCATAGCTACTTTTCGTTCTCTTTCGACTTGTGCCTTGCCCTTGCAGAACTTGCAATTTTCGCACTGCGTTCTTATCAATGCAGAACATTCGCCTAAGTCAGTCATTGCAAAGCAGTTTCTATTAATGAATCTTTCCATTTGCTTCTCCCTTTTCTATTCCACACGGAACACCGATATAGTCGCACACTCTGCTCCAGCCGTATTTTTCCCCCGTTTCATCGGTACAGCACTTAAACATCCAGTATTCCCATTCCTTTTCATTATGTGCTTTTAGCCGCTCAAAACGGTTTGGACTTTTCTCGAGTTGTATGCCAAACCCACACATACTACATCCAGTTCTTTGAGCTCCTGTTGTTCTCAAAAGTCCGTTCTCGTCTTTCTCAATTCTTCCATAAATCTCAGGAACTGGCACATTTAGGTCAAGGGCAAGCTGTAAAATGTCTTGTCTCGAGAAAATAGCAAACGGAGCTGAGCGGATGGTAGATTTACCGAAATAATTACAGCCGTTAAGCATTAGTGATTTTGCACGTCGTCCGCCCTCGCTAGCCATTAGTCCCAAAAATGGAACACTGTTATGTTGTTTTGCCCAGTCGTCGCAAGGCTTCTCTTTGAGATAGTAGCAGCATTTCGACGATACCTTAAAATTCGGCGTTTGATAGTTTGTACCCTCGCAGTCGTTTGCATAACCACCGAACTTTTCAAGCCACTTTTGCGACATTTTCATACGACTGTTTTTTTGAAAGCCGCCGTACTCTCCTGTTTCTCCTGTGACAATAGCGTGTCTTACTGTTTTGTTCTTCTCTGTCGGATTTTGTAGCAGCTCAATCTTAGCCGCTATTTCTTTAGATAAAACAGGGAACCCGTATTCATTAATCACTTGCGTCTTGCTCTTATATGGCTTTATTATTGTTACGCCTAGCTGCTTATGTATCTCTTGTATTGACTTGTCTTCAAGTATTGAAACAGATACGCCCGGAACGCTATATCCAAGCGATTTTATAAATAAATACAGCGTAATGCTGTCAAGACCGCCTACAGAAACATGAGTGTTTAAGTCGCGAATATTGCACTCTCTTATGAATTCGCGTACTCTTATTTCTGCATAGCGAATTTTGAAGTCGTAAGTTTGCTTTTGTTTAACGATAAAATCAGAAATTTTACGCTCCCGTTCGCTTACTAATTCCGGCGTCATTAAATTTTTTCCCATTGCCTTTTTTCTCCTTTTTTATTTTTCAGTGTAGCAATTCATGCAGTCGTTCATGAACTGCTCGCAGTAGTCTATCGCCTTGCGTAGACCATACATCAGCATATACCATAGTGTCATTTTTAATGCTCCTTTCTGCTTACTTTCCACTTGCCGCCATAAGCGTTTGACAGCATAGCCTCAAACGCCCGGCACTGGCTTTCAGTGTTTCGCCTCGCTTCCTCAACATCTGAAATGCCTGGCGTCCTGATGATAACCTTCGTCGTTCCGTATTTTCCTTGGTCAATGTACTTAACTTCGGTCTGCGGTGCAGCTTCCATAAAATCACCTCCTAACATTTTTATTCGCCTTTGTTCGGCGTTATTCTCTTATGCCGACTTGTCAACATTAATAGTTGCACTCTCTGCTCCAGCAATAAAGGCTACCAGTGCTTTGACTATGTCCTCTTTTTGCTGTTGCGTTGCTTCCTGCAGTCGATTTTCAACTAAGTCTTCTGCGTCTCTTTTGAGAGATGTGTAATTTGTTCTGTAATCCATAAAATCACCTCCAAATAGATTGTAAATACATTATATAACACAATTTATAGATTGTCAATCTATTTTTTGAAAAAATATTGCATTTTTTTGGATTGACAATCTAACGACTATGTAATATAATAGAATTACTGAGGGAGGTGATTTATAATATGGATATATCGGATAGATTGAAATTACTGCGGAAAGAAAAAAAGCTCTCGCAAACAGAATTTGGAGAGCGTGTCGGTGTGACAATAGGAGTTATTAAGAATATCGAACGAAAGCTTGTAGAACCTAAGGAATTATTTTTAAAGCAAGTATGCAAGGAATATCGTGTCAATTATCTGTGGCTGACAGAGGGTGTCGGCGATATGTATAATAATTACGATAACATTTTACTTGAAGAACTGGCGGACGAATATAAGCTCGATGAGCTAGACATTAAAATAATACAGCTGTATATAAAGTTGCCAGTAGAACAGCGTGCAGCTTTTAAGAAATATCTTTCTTCGATTTTTGACAAATAAAAACAAAAAAGTGGTTGACCGGTTAAGAGGTCAACCACCTTTTGCTAATCACTTTTTACAAAAAATCTGTCTATGATTACGCATATTTTTTTGAGCGTCTTTTCGTCCGTTATTCGCATAATCATTTTTATTATGTATTTTTTGTATTTGTCTGCCATTTTTGTTTACACCCCTTACAATTTATAATCCCTAATACACTAATATTTTACAGCTGTGAGCAGGGATTTTCAACAGGAAATATTTTCCAATAAAAATATTAAAACAAATGTTTGTATATATTGTAAAACATCTGTTTGTTATTGTCAATAACAAAATTTGTAAATCGTTGTCGTTGTCGCTGTCCCATTAGTTGGACATTTAAAATATTTTTTTGCATATTAATAAAAAAGGGAGTGTTGTTTATGGAAAAATATGCAATGTACTTGCGAAAGTCAAGAGCTGACCAGGATAAAACGCTTGAAGATACTTTACGCAGGCATAAGGAAACATTGATAGCATACGCTATCAGTCACGACTTATCTGTACAAGATGTATATGAGGAAGTCGTTTCGGGCGAGAGCTTGTACGCACGCCCGCAGATGTTGAAGCTCCTGGAAGCCGTGAGCTGCAGAGCTTACACGGGAATACTCTGTATGGACATTGACCGCTTGGGGCGTGGCGGAATGAGTGACCAAGGTGTTATTATTGAGACATTGAAGCAGAACGACACTTTAATCGTAACGCCACAGCGAACTTATGACCTAAACGACGAAACGGACGAAAGCAATGTTGAATTTTCAGCATTTTTTGCAAGATACGAATATAAGCAAATAACTAAGCGTATGAAAGCCGGCACGCGGAAATCGGTGCAGGAGGGCTGCTACCTTGCTTGTGCTCCATATGGTTATAGGAACACGAAAGTTAACAAGCACAGCACGCTTGAAATATACGAGCCGGAGGCTAAATATGTAAGAATGATGTTTGACTTATACAACAACGGGTACGGCTGTCAAACTATTGCCGACCGCTTAAATGCCATGGGCGTAAGCCCACACAGGACAGACAAGTGGGGCCGTACTTCTGTTATGTCAATACTTAAAAACTATGCTTATAATGGCAAGGTCGTGTGGGATAAGATAACGCACATCAAGAAAGGCACACGGGGGAACGCTAAGCATATTAGAATATATAACCCACCCGAAAAATGGACGATAACAGAGGGCTTGCACGACGCTATTATTAGCGACGAGCAATGGGAGACGACACAGGGCATTATTAAGGACAGAACACACCCGCCGTCGTTCACCGGCGATATAAAAAACGCCCTCAGCGGACTTGTCTACTGTGGAAATTGCGGAAGCTTAATGTCACGCACCCCGGAGCGGCACCGGAATGGAAAGACCGAAAGTGCCCGCTATCTGTGCTTAAAGAGAAGCTGCATAGCTGGCACTAAATACGAGCTATTGGAAAAAGCTGTTATTAATTCATTGCAAGAGAAATTGAAGAAATATGACAGCTTGAAACAAACCAATCGCATTCAGGAAAATAATTTTGAAGAGCAATTAAAATCTATCGCCGGAAGCATATCAGTTATTAAAAAGCAGCAAAGCAAATTACACGAACTGCTAGAGCGTGAAATATATTCTGTAACAACATTCCTTGACCGCCAGCAAACCTTACAGCTGCAACTAGATACTCTAAACAGTGAGTATGCCGCAGTAAAGAAGCAAGCTGATAGTATTAAAATCGTTGACATAGAGCAGACGAAGCAGAATATATCTGATGTATTAAACTGCTATTGGCAAGCTGATATTTCGACAAGAAACCGATTGTTAAAAACGGTTATTGAAAAAGTTGTTTATTTCAAAGACAAAAAAACAAAGCCCGCCGATTTCACGCTTGAAATCAAATTAAAGCAGGCTTTTCTTTAAGTTGTTTAATTTCCTCTACCTTGCATAGTGTTATTCTCCGCAGCTGTCATACACACGATAAGCGTCTATGCACACAGACTCTTTTGGACAATCATCGTCGGGCTTATGCTCCGGCTTGCAGTCAGTGCTAAAATCAGAAAATTCAGACATAGTATCTTCCCTCCATATTAGTTTATAACATAATATGATAATTCAATTATAATGTTACAGCTAACATACAACTTCTTGCCGGCAACAGTACTTTTTGTTCTTCTGACATTTCGCTTACCATAGCTCTATAGGTTTTCAGCTTATCTAAATTCACTTTAGACTTTATAATCCAAAGTATATTAAAAACTATACAGCATTGCATAATTAAAGCATCATAAAAATACAGCTTATAGTTTTGGTTTATATTTCCTTGTGTTGCCCTCCCATATAATCTGCGGAGTATTATTCTGTATGTTTCCTTGAATATTGCCCTGCATATTTCTCGGGGCATTATCCTGTAGCGTATCCAATGCTATACTGCAGGCCATAATTCAACCATTGCGATATATGGCTACTTTCTGCCCTGTATATTCCCTTGTTGGTTTATTCGGGTATTATTTTGTATATTTCCTTGGATGTTACCCTGCATAGCCTGATCCTGTAGCGTATCTAATGCTGTACTGCAGGCCATAATTCAACCATTGCGATATATGGCTACTTTCTGCCCTGTATATTTCTCGGGGCATTATCCTGTAGCGTATCCAATGCTGTACTGCAGGCCATAATTCTACCATTGCGATATATGGCTACTGTCTGCCCTGTATGTTCCCTTGTTGGTTTCTTTGGGCATTATTCTGTATGTTCCCTTGTTGGTTTCTCTGGACATTATTTTGTATATTCCCTTGAATATTACCCTGCATAGCCTGATCCTGTAATGTATCCAATGCTGTACTGCAAGCCATATACTCACAAATCTTACTCCAGTCTGCTACCTCCAGCCAGGCGTTTATGTAGTCATCTCTCCCGTTTACATACTGTTGAAAAAAGGAATGCTCCCACATATCTATTACCGCTACAGGCGACACTACAGTTAGCGGAGGGGTATTGTTTCGCTGTGTATTTATAATTTGCAAATTGCAGCTTTTGTTACAAACAAGCCATGTATAACCACAGCCAAAGTTTATTAATGCACTGTTGTAAAGAGCTTTTTTCATATTTTCAAAATTACCAAAGGTGTTTTTTATTTGATTCATCAGTCTTTGTGTTGGCATTCTTCCCCCGGGCGTTACACTATTAAAATATACATAGTGATTATACAAACCGCCTGCTGAATTTTTAAGCTCTTTTCTTAATGCAGGCGGAAAGGTATCGGCATATGCTACCAAAGCTTTAAGGCTCCAGTCTTGATACTGAGGAAATCTTGCCAACAGGCTGTTAAGCCTATCAACATAGTTTTGCATTATAACGGTATGATGAGTTTTTATCATATCCCCATCCAAATGTGGCTCCAGGTCATAATAGCCATAGCTTAGCGGTGGAAGTTCAAACGGATAATGTTCATTCATATTTATCGCCCTTTCTTTTTTATTACCCTAAACTATATGTACAACTTGTATTTTATATTCCATTGAATATGTAATCATTATGGTGTATAATTAAATTCAAATAAAAATATTATCACACAGCTAACAGCTGGCGTTTTAAGGTAAGGAGATAAGTTTTATGGGCTTCAAAAAAATTGACGGCGGTGTGTGTGCCGCAAAGGGTTTTTTAGCAAACGGCTTGAACTGCGGACTAAATTCTAACAAGGACAAAAACGACCTTTGTCTGGTATTTAGCGAAGCCTTATGCAATGCGGCAGCAGTGTACACCCAAAATAAAGTAAAGGGTGCACCTATTACCGTTACCAAAAAGCATTTGGAAAAATCCGGAGGCAAGGCACAGGCTGTAATAGCAAACTCAAAAAATGCCAACACCTGTAATGCCGATGGTGTAGAAAAGGCAGAAAGAATGTGCCAGCTTGCGGCGTCTGTACTTAATATTGAACCTGAAAAGGTTATTGTAGCTTCTACCGGCGTTATAGGCAAGGTTTTACCGATAGAGCCTATTGAAAATTCTATCGACAGCCTTGCAAAGGGACTGTCGCATACAGCTAACGAAAAAGCGGCTACAGCTATTATGACCACCGACACAGTAAAAAAAGAAGCCGCTGTTCAATTTGAAATTAACGGTGTTGTATGCACACTGGGCGGTATGGCTAAGGGCAGCGGTATGATACACCCGAATATGGCTACCACACTTAACTTTATAACAACCGACGCAGCTATTTCCTCACAGCTTTTGCAAAAGGCACTAAGCGACATTGTAAAGGTAACTTATAACTGCCTAAGCATTGACGGCGACACCTCCACAAACGATATGGTATCAATAATGGCAAACGGTCTAGCCGGCAACAGTGAAATTGTTGAGGAGAATGAAAATTATTCTATATTCAAGGACGCACTTTATGAGGTGCTTATGACACTAACCAAAATGCTGGCAAAGGACGGCGAAGGTGCTACAAGAATGATAGAATGTACCTGCTGCGGAGCACCTGACCTCGACACTGCAATTATTGTCGCAAAAAGTGTTGTTCGCTCTCCTCTGTTAAAGTGTGCCATTTTCGGAAGTGACGCAAACTGGGGAAGAATTCTGTGTGCCATAGGCTATGCAGAGGCCGACTTTGATATTACAAAGGTTGATGTAGATATGCGTTCACGCAAGGGCACTATAGCAGTGTGCCGCAACGGCTCCGGCGTAGAATTTTCTGAGGACGAAGCAAAAACCATTTTGCTGGAAGATGAAATATATATTGATATTAACCTACACAGCGGCAATACTCAAGCAAAGGCATGGGGCTGTGACCTTACATATGACTATGTAAAAATCAACGGCGATTACAGGTCATAATTTTTAATTATTTAACTGTTTTGTCTTTGTAATTTAAATAGCCTTGTGAATTGTTTAAATTGACAGCATCAAAAAACAAGCACTTCCCTCCTTCTGCCGTCGTGCAGAAAGAAGGAAGTGCTTTGTGTGGTATCTACCACAATTTAAAATCATAGCTTAAAACCCTGTATAATAAATTCCAAAGGTTTTATTGCAGCCCAACGGAGTTAAATTCACTGCTGCTTTAACAGAAATTTCAGTTTTTAATTTATTACTTTTTGAAAAATTCTGTTTTATCTATTGACAATATAAAAAATATGTGATAATATTTACAAGTCGGTTATTGGTACTGACTTATCAGACACAATTTAACATTTAGGGGTATAGCTCAGTTGGTAGAGCAGCGGTCTCCAAAACCGCGTGCCGAGGGTTCAAGTCCTTCTGCCCCTGCCAATCAAAAACGGCTTAAACACTGCGTTTAAGCCGTTTTTTGATATATTTTTATGTACGGAACACGGTCTGAATTTCCGCTTTTGAAGCTCATTTCAGACATCAAAATGTTCAACAGGCACTAATAATTCCAACGTTTCCGTCTGCTACATCATCAATATAGCATCAATTTTCTGAAATCACTTGTAAATAACCTCTTCCCAATTGTGTTATAGAATATGATTCAAAACGATTTATCTTTTTTATTTTTGTATTTGGGAAATTCACACCACTTGGTTTTTTCTTTCTATTATCTTTATCTTGAGCTTCTAAATATTGAATAACATAATCAAGATTTTTATCACGTTGTTCACCATTTTTACTTTGAAGTAATCCCAATCTAGAAAGTTTTTCTTTAATTACAGTGATTTGTTCTGTTGCAAGATTGTAGCGTTTACAAAGTTTCCATATATTATCTTGTGTCTTGAGACTATATAAATTAAGAACTTCTATATCAAGTTGTGTTAATTCATTCATTGTATCAAAAAACATTAGCATTAGATTATCATTTGCTTCATTTGACATAAGATTTATATACCCGTTTACATGGTATGGAATTTTCTCTTTCTGTTTTTCTTCATATAAATTATCTAATAGCCACGCTAAATATTCGGTACTGAACTTTTTTTGAATCTCTTTATCCAAATTTTCATAGTTTAATTCGAGCCTTTCAATTCTTTTGCTGATTATTTCTAACGCTTGCTTAACGTGACTTTCAAAACGATTTTGCTTATATGATAATCTTATTCCGTTTATTCTCGGCGCTATGGCACCTGCAATCTCACCAATAATCATCGCTGGACCTTCGGATACAACTGTTTCACCTATGTTTTTGATAATTTCCGAAATCACTCCACTTTCAACAGTAATGTCCACAGCTTCATCTTTTGTTGCCAGAAGAAAATCTTTAATCTTACCCTTTTTCACTCTATCGCTCCTAAACATTCTAATCTTTCATCCGATTTAGATTTATTTTTAGTATTTTCTTAATTATATCAGACAAATTATATTAAATCAACGTTGTAATAACTACATCTCAGATCCATCCGTAATACCATTCAATTTTGTCAAATCTCTTTTCACATAATAAAGTTCCGTAATTTCAGATGTTGTATGTCCGAGCAAGTCGCCAACTCGTCTTGGAGTTAAGGATTTTATTGTTCCGTCAGGTTGCTTTATGCCGTTTACAAGGTTTGTTGCGAAAGTGTGGCGGAGGGAGTGCAAGCCTTTTGTTTCTATGCCTGCGGCTTTGAGGATTCTGTAATAGCGTTTGCGGAAGTTGACAAGTCTGGTGAAGTTGCCGTTTTCATCGGGTATCAGCGGTGAGTCCTCTCCAAAGTAGAACTCTTTTCTCAGGTCGAGTATCATCTCTATTGCCGTATCATTAAGTGGTACATACACTCTGTTCATCAATAGTAGATCGTAGGCAAACTTTCATCATATTTATTTATACTCTTTTGCACAATGTATGCTTTTTCTTTAGAATCTTTTAGAACGAATTTGTTTAACCAATATATGAACGACTCGCTACAAACACCAACTCCCAATTTTTTCCCAGAGTTGTCTTTCTCCCAAAATTCATGCTCATTTAATTTATTAAATAGCCATCGATCACATTGATTTTGATATTTTTTTATATTTACTCCAATACTATCTGGTACATTTATTATATCCACATAATAATCAAAAACCATATTTATTAACATTCAAGTTCACTCCTAATTGAACAAATACCACTAATACTAAACCAAGGATAATGCCAATCTTATATGCATACAAAACTCTCTTGTTAATTTTATATGAAACTTCAGAGGTAGTGTTTTCTTCTGTTTTTGTGTCAATATCCTTTATTCCATATAGCTCGTTTATTGTTATTTTCAGTGCTTTAGCAATATCAGGCATTAACAACGCATCCGGAACCTGATTTCCTGTTTCCCAGCGTGACACAGTCTTGTCTGACACAGACAGCATATCGGCAAATTCCTTTTGTGTTAAGCCAAGTTTTTTGCAGTGTTGCTTTATTATTTCATTAATAGTCATATATACATCTCCTAAAGTTTTATAAATAAATAATATCAAATCAGCAACAGAGAGGAAACATCGTGTTTGATGAATTAATTCTCATTTATTGAGAATTGGCTTTAGAATGCAAATATTATGCTAATATACCTTTCTGTTGATACATAATAATTGACAGTTTACCTCGCCTATGCTATGCTTATATTATAGCAATTTAACATTGAATTTGTAAATTCAATTATATCAATTATTTTTGCACTATCTGCAATAGAGGATTTATGACAAAGTGCCGTTTCTGGGAAAACCGATATTTACCAATTGAATACAGTCTTGATAAAATCCAAAGCAACGAAGGATTTTTTCTTTGTGCCTTGTTAAAAAAGGCGTAGCAACTCTTGAAATTGACAACGAGAAATGTTATCTTTCTGCCCCTGCCATTAGAGTAAGTCTTAATTTTCTTTTGTTAAAAGTTGATTTAAGGCTTGCTTTTTTTGTCTTTAAAAAAGCATAACCGTATTCAAACAAAAACAAAGCTAACTCCGTCTGAAAAACGAAATCAGCTTGCTGCTTAAAATTTAATTACTACATCAAATAGACTTTTTAATATTGTCCGCACAATCCGGGGCAGTTCAAAATTCTCACTATCGCGTATAAGCTTTCTGTATTATTTGCCGGCGAGCTTTTTTAAATACTCCTGTGCTTTTTCCTGCCCGCTTTTATTAAGCACACGGTACGCAATAAGAATATCCTTCTCTTCCTTAGAAAGGTCATATATTTTTTCGTCTGATTCATAGCTTCCGGTGGTATCCCTTGACTTTTTATTGTCAACACTGTCGGCTACCAAAGAATTTAAGTCAAGCTCTTGATTTATTGACTCTAAAAAAATTGAACATGGTACATTGAAAATCTTAGACAGCTTCAGTAAGGTGCTCGCACTTGGCGTAGTTTTACCTGTTTCGTAGTAGGTATAGGTTGACCTGTCAACATTCAATGCATTGGCAATCTGCTGCTGCGACAGTTCACAGCTTTCACGGTAGTACTTCAGCTTCAGTCCCAGTTCCTTCATATTTTTCACTCCAATATTATAATCTTTACTTTGATTATAATTGTATAACTCTATTTCTGTGAAAAAAGTGAGAAACTGTCACCGAACACTAACTGCGATATATAAATATAACTCAACCTATAAAAAACTGCAAAAAAATATTACCGCCGTTATACTACAGCGGTAATATTTGGAGCTGGTGGCGTGACTCGAACACGTGACCCTCTCATTACGAATGAGATGCACTACCAACTGTGCTACACCAGCACAAAAGCCGTAATGTGTGCAAAAGCATATGGCAACAGCCTAACCCTAAGCACAAGCACCGTCAGCATTCAGTATATAACTAAATCGAAAAAAAATCAATAGCAACGGAACAATTTTCAGAACAATTTTTCTGATAGTTAATGCCCAAAGCAGGCTTCACAGCGGAAACTGCTTTGGGTATTAATGCAGCCCTCCCGATTTTATATTTTACTGCCGCTCACCAATTTCCGACTTTTTGTGTTACCGTATTCATAAGGAGTACTTCCTCCCCTGCAATGCTTTTGCGGTTAAATTCATTATGCCGTATTTGAAGTTACTTTTCTTTTCTATTTAGTAATATCATTTTATCACATACAGATTAGATAGTCTGTTTTAAAAGCAATTCTTGAAAAAAACAAACTTTATGCTATAATCTAAATTAAAAAAGTATTCATAACATTTTATATTAGACAAAACAGTGAGCGGAAGTATGAGGTATGAAGTATGGTTGAAGGAAGGAAGAAGGCGTTAATAAGCGGCGGCATTATTTTGCTTGCCGTATTTGCTGCGTATATTTTTCGTCTTATCGGAAGAGGCTGTTTTTATCCTACGCTGTTTTCATATCTTCGCAGCTTCATTTATATAGGTATGTTCGCCGCTTGGGGGCTTTCTGTGCGTCAGCGTATTGTTCAAAAGCAGGTACGGCGGTATCTTACAGGCGTTTCGCTGCTGCTGATTTTGTGGTTTACCCTTCGCTCGGCAAAGTATTTTATTTTTTGGCAGCCGAATGTAATAAGATACCTATGGTATCTTTACTATTTGCCAATGCTGTTTATTCCTACTCTCGCACTGCTTATTGCAATGTCTTTAGGCAAGCCCGATGAATACAAGCTGCCAAAATCTGTTTTGCTATTGTTTGCCGTTTCGGGAGCTTTGCTTATTCTTGTGCTGACAAACGATTTACATCAATTAGTTTTTTCCTTTTCAAAAAACGCAGATATTTGGTCGGATGAAAGCTACGGCTACGGTGTGTGCTATTTTGCCGTAATAGGATGGCAGGTGCTTTGTGCCGCTGCGGCACTTGTTGTTATGCTCTTTAAATGTCGGTTAAAAAATCGCAAGCTCCGTTTTTTGCCTGTAATTCCTTTGATTGTGTCTTTGAATTATCTTGTGCTAAACTATATCGGTATACCGTGGCAAAAAGAGTTGTTCGGTGATGTCACCGCATTTCAGAGTCTTATGTATATGCTTTGCTTTGAGGCTTGTATTGCCTGCGGATATATACACTCCAACAGCCGCTATGCCGATTTGTTTGCCTCATCGGTGGGAACATCGGCACAAATTACCGATATGAGCTTCAATGTCCGATATGCGGCAATGGATACGAAACCGATTTCACGGAAAAAAATGATGCACGCCATACAAAGCCCTGTTACACTTGCAGATGGACTGAATCTGCATACAATGCCCATCGGCGGCGGCTATGCAGTGTGGACGGAGGATGTATCCGCTCTGCTTGAAGCAAGAGAAAATTTTGAAGGTCTTTCTGAAGAACTTGCCGAGCGAAATGAAATATTACGCTATGAGTATAAGCGTGAGGCAAGGCGGCGTAGGGTTGAGGAGCAGAACCGTTTGTATGATTTGCTTCGCTGTACAACTCAAGCTCAAATTAATAGGATTTCGACGCTTACAAAAGAATATCAAAAAATAAATAAAACAGAGCCGACAAGAGCAAAAACCTTACTTGCCGAAATCGCCGTTCTTTGCAGCTATATCAAGCGTCGCAAACATTTAACATTGTTAGCCGACCGTGACTGCAGTGTAGCAATAGCCGAGCTGGTCGGAGCCTTCACCGAGTCTCTTCAAGCATTGAAGCTGTTGAATGTACGCACCACATTCTTTGCCGACAGCAGGCTTTCTGTGCTTCCGGGCAAATCGGCTGCGGAAATATTTGATTTTTACGAACAAGTTATTGAATCAGACCTTGAAAACATATCGAGCATACAGGTAAGCCTTGCCTATGTTGAAGGACTGCGTTTATCGGTGAATATATGCTGCAAGGCCGACCTGTCCTCCCTTGCGTTCAAGGGTAATATACGGTATGAAACGGACGATGACGAGGGATATCAGCATCTTGTATTTCTTCTTGAAGGAGATGTCGCCGTATGAGTGCCTTTTCTTCGCTGCCGATCTTTTTGCAGACCTTAATACCGCTTTTGCTTTTTTTGGAAGCCGTGCTTGAATTGGGACTTTTTATATATCAAATTTCCCGCAGCCGTAAACTGCTTGGCAATTTACCGAGCTTCGTAATTTTTGCGTTTTTGCTTGTTCTTTTGTTCTCGGTAACGCAAGGGGATTCGTTCAAGGGTAAGGATGCATTCTTATTAGATGCTCCGTGGCAGCTTCTCATTGCGGTAATTTTGCTTGTGATTGTTCATTTCACCTTTGCCCTGCCAAGAGAATACCGCCGCCGAAAAAATATGCTCTCTCCGTTTTCGATTAAAGACGCCACCGACAGGCTGCCCATGGGTTTATGCTATGCCGACCCGAACGGGCGTATTATTCTTTGCAATGACCGTATGCGTCGCCTGTCGTTTGCACTGAGCGGACATGAGCTTCAAATTGCCGAGGACCTTGAAAAGGCGTTGAAGCAGCCCGATAAAAGCATTACTGTTAACGATGATTGTTACATACTGCCCGATAAGACAGTCTGGCAATTTCGCAAGCAGCACATCACCGTTGACAATGATGACAACTGGCTTCAAATGACAGCACATAATGTTACCGAGCTTTATAACGGCAACATTCGTCAAGCCATTATAAATGACGAGCTGAAAGAGGTAAACCGCAGGCTTCAAAAAATGTATGAGCGGATGTCCGACGATATAAAAGAAAAAGAGAGTCTTGACCTAAAAATACATATTCACGATACAATCGGAAGAAGCTTGCTGACAATTCGTGACATAATTGAAAGTGATGAAAACACAGACAAAAAGCTTAAGGCCTTACAGGAGGCCACTGCAGTATTGACAAGCGATCGAGTAACAGCCAGCGGAACAATAGACGAGGTTATTCAAACAGCAAAAATCCTTGGCGTAACAGTAAAGGTAAACGGATGTCTTCCCGCCGATTCACTTGCCGAAGAGCTTACCGCTGCAGCAGCGAAAGAATGTGTAACAAACTGTATCAAGCATGCCAAAGGCAATGAAGTATATATCTGCATAATTAAGCAAAAGGATTTGTTTGATATTACTATAACAAACAACGGCATTGTCCCATCAGAACCCATTAAGGAGGGCAGCGGGCTGTCGTCGCTTCGCCACAGCATAGAATCCGCCGGCGGTGAAATGCACACGGCATACAAGCCACGCTTTGCCTTACTGCTTACCCTTCCGGAAAAGGAGAGCGACATATGATAAATACAATACTGGTAGAAGATGATTTATATATTCAAAAGCATTTTTCCGAACGACTGAAATCGAACAAGGATTTTCGCCTTGTCGGTGTATATCGTGACGCCTTTGAGGCAGAGAAAAGCTGCAGCGGCTCGATACAGCTTATTCTTATGGATGTACGAACTCAGCACAGGCACTCCGGTCTCGCCGCCGCAGAGCGAATTAAAAAGGTATTTCCCCATATAAAAATAGTGGCTGTCACATCATTGGTCGATCCCGAAGTCCTTTCCAAAGCGAAAAATGGTGCCGCAGACAGCCTGTGGTATAAAGACCACGGAACAGAGGAGCTTTTGGATGTTATAAAAAGAACCCTTGACGGAGAGAAGGTTTTCCCCTCCTCCTCCCCATCGGTTGAAATGGAAAAAGCCATGTCCAAGGATTTTTCGCCCCGCCAGCTTGACATATTGCGGTTGTATATTTGCGGACTGACATATCAGGAAATTGCCGATAAAATAGGAATATCCAAAAACGGTGTGCGGTGGAATTTGGACGACATGGTGAAAAAGGGTAGCTTTGAAAGCCGTGAAGCACTGGTTGCCACCGCAATCGAAAACAAGCTAATGGTCACAACATTAAAAGATGAATAATATAAAAAATATATCCTCGGTTTTAAAAGCCGAGGATTTTTTGTGCTGTTTAACAATTTTTATTTAAAAATTAATTATTTTTTGTGCGTTTACTGGCACAAGTGCTAGTGACAAACTTTAAAAAACAGGTACAATTATAGATGGGAAGGAATAGGCTGCATAATTCCGGTGTGCCTTTAACAGAGGTTAAGGCTAACTCTCCCCCAATGCTCTCTGCAGCGATAAGGCATATGCTGATGACCTTGGACTTGAAGAATTATATGACGATGATATTTCCAAAATTAAAGGCATCAAATAAGCTTTATTAAAGAGCATAAAAACAAAAAAATAATTAAACGCATTTATAAAGGAGGAATATTTTATGGGATTATTTGATAAAAAGTACTGCGACATTTGCGGTGAAAAGGTTAATATGCTTACGCAGAAAAAGCTTTCAGACGGGCAGCTTTGCTCCAACTGTAAGCATAAGCTGGGCTCTTTCACAAGCGGCTGGAAGCAGAGAACTGTTCAGGATGTTAAAAATCACCTTGAGCAAAGAGAACAAAACAAGCAGAAATATCAGCAGTTCAATTGTACGGCATCAGCAGGCGGAAGAAGCAATTCACTTCAAGTCGATTTCAATCACCGCTGGTTTATCTTTGCTGTTAATAACAGAGATTTTAACAGCGGCAATCCTCAGGTTTTTGAATTTTCACAGCTTCAGGATTTTTGGATTGAGCCTGAATACAGAACGCTTGACGATTCAGACAACGACGGTATTCCGGACAACAGGGATGATTTTGACAGCAGACAGCTCAACAATTATAACAGCTACGGCGGAAATATGAACGGAATGAACAACATGATGAACACATCAATGCTTAATATTCCGATTGCCGCTCAGCCTTTTGTTCGCAACTCAAGCTCATACTCTTCGCCGAACAAAATCCGTGAGGTACGCAACCTGAAAGTTTACTTCCGTGTTACAGAGCAATTTATAACGAGTCCAATTTATTTTGATGTAACATCGGGAATTTCCTCCGGAAATCAAATGGAGCTTATGAACGCCTACGAGGCTGCCGTTCAAATTATGCAGCTTTGTCAGCAAATCAAGCAAGGCGGTGCTTCCGCAAACCAAGGCTTCAATCAAATGAATCAGGGCTATGGTCAGCCGCAGCAAAATATGGGCGGATTTGCAGGCAGCTCGGTTCAAAATGCCGCTTATGCCGCAGCGTCCGCTCAGGTTCAAAACAACGCCTATAACACAGCTGCAGCCGTTCAGCCGCAAACGACCGACGCTTCATGGGTTTGTTCATCATGCGGCACACGCAACAACGGTAAATTCTGCCAAGGCTGTGGTTGTGCAAAGCCTGCCGCAATGAGCTCACGCTGCACAAGCTGCGGATGGACTCCGGCAAACGGTCAGCCTATGCCGAAATTTTGCCCCGAGTGCGGAGCACGCTTGTAATTTGAAGCGTGCAGGCTATATTAAAAAAGCGAGTTTAATTTTGCTTATGTTATTATTACCTATAGGGCTTTTCGGGTGCGGAGCAAAGAAAAAATTCACCGAGGCAGATGTGTGCATAATCAGCTTTTCCTGTTCGGCTATGAGCTATACGGATTCTTATGCTTATTCTCTTGAAAAAGCAAATAACGAATGGCTTTTTGATGCTAACTATTCCTACGACACCGAAAATCCAAGGGTAGAATTTGAGAATAAAAAAGTTAGCTCGCAGGATACCGAAGCTATACTCGATATTGTGAAAGAGCAAGACCTTATTTCACAGGCTCAAAAGTATAAGCCGCCGAAAATCAACGCCTTTTTACTAGACGGCGGCGGATACTATCTGTATTTCAGGATGAATGACGGCACAGAAATCAATGCAGAAATATATAATGACGATTTGGCAGCCGCCTTACGCACTTTGGCAGAAAAGTGCCGAACATCATAATCTAACGTGTGAATTAAAGCACGGAATCATATGTTAAAAAATTAAAGAGAGGAAGGACGATTAATATGAAAAAAATCTTGGCATTACTCATGATTTTTGCTGCTTCGCTTAGTCTTTTTGCTTGCGGAAAGGTTGACGGCGACGGCATGGTAAACACAACGGAAAATACTAACGCAGTTGATGCGACCGAAGCCACTACAGCCGAAGCCACTGCAGCCGAGGCGACTGCAGCGGCAGAAATAAAGGAGGGTGACAAAGGCAACGGGCCTGCTGATATTAACGCAGAATTTATCACTCTCACGCTTCCGTCCGGCTACAAATATGAGGTCGATTCCTATAGCAAGGATTCAAAAGATCCGCTCAAGGGCAATGTGACTCTGTATATTTACAAGGACGGCTCATACTCATCTATTGCTACTCTTACCGCTACCGCCAGAAATATGGTTAGCAGTCAGGAAGAGGCTGTTGAAAACACGATAAAGCTTTGCAACCTTCAGACCTATAAAAACGGAAAATCTGAAATCGGCAAAGATGTGCAATACGGTGAAAACACCTATTCAACTATACATGTTACAACTGAAAACTACGAAAAAGACTTCTTTGTTACATATGCAAACAGAGGTGCATCGGATAAGACAGGGCTTCTTGTTAAGCTTGAAATCAAAAATGATAAAATTAAAGCTGACGACCCGTTTATTAAAGAGCTTCTTGACAGCCTTAAGATAGTTATGGCTTAAAAATTTTGGGACTGTACCTGAGCTTTTTCGGGTACAGTCCTGCTTTCAAGGGGAGATTCTTTTATGAGTAAAAATAAAGAAAAAAAGAGCCTTAAAATGACCATATTTATTATTGTCGCCGGCATCAGTTTGGTAGTTGCGGGTGTCTTTGGAATTGTTATAAGCAGAATTGACAGCAATGAATATAAGAACTCCGATGATATACGGAAAATTTCCGCTGTTATTGCTGACTTTTCAACCCAAGATAATAAGGATGACGATGGTGATGTAAAATATACAACATATAAATTCAATGTTTCATATGAAATTGGAGGAAAAACCTACAAGGGAAATTATGAAAAGCGTGTTTGGTCAAGCAGCTCTGCAGAAATGTATACCTATGATAAATTAAGAAAAGGCGATAAAATACTTGTTGAGGTTTATAAAACCTCAACAGGAGAATACAAGCTTGCCCCTGAGGGAAATCCTGTTGATTTTCTCCTATATTGTGCGGCAATTCCCGTCGGTTTGTTCTTTATTATTATAATGATAATCGAACTTGTGACAGGTAAACGCAAAAATAAAAATGAAAAAGAAATGATAAACAAGCAATAA